GCATAGATACATCAGCTACAGGGCAAGCAGTTACAGTTGCAATAGATAATACAGTAGCAACATTAGCAGGTACACAAACATTAACAAATAAAACATTAACAAGCTCTGATGGTATTAATACAGGAACAGGATATGTAGCTATTAAAAATGGTGGAGCAAGATCAGAATTAAGATTATACTGTGAATCTAATAATGCACACTATTTAGCCTTACAAGCTCCACCACATGCAGAATTTTCAGGAAATCCACAAATTACTTTTCCTGCAATAGCAGGTGATACACTTGTATCTAGAACTTCTACTGACACACTCACTAATAAAAGATTAACAAGTCCTAAAATTAATGAGGATGTAGTAATGTCTGCTACTGCAACTGAATTAAATATTTTAGATGGTGCATTAATTACAACAGGTGAATTAAACTTAATTCGTGGTGGTCAAGCTAGAGGTACAGATGCATTAGCAGATGGCGATGGGATATTAATAAATGATAATGGCACTATGAAGATGACAAATGTTCAAACTGTTAGAACATATATGGAAACAAATGCTGCCACAACAGGTAAAGCCATTGCGATGGCTATGGTTTTTGGTTAAAGGAGGAAAGATATGACTAATCCAAATGTAGTACAAGTAGCATCAATACATGGATCTTCTATAGGATCTAATATGTCAGGATCTGCACAAACATTTTTTACTGTAGCAAGTGGAAAATTAGTAAAAATTAATAGCATTACATGTGCAAACGTACATGCGGCAAATGCAGGAACATTAGATTTATTTGTAGATAAAGTAGAAAGAACTACAACATCAGAAGGAAGTGAATTTACAGCCGACATAACTGTAGATGGAAACTTTTATATCTGTAAAAATATATCGGTAGCTCAAGGTTCTACCTTAGTAATTCTTGAAACGCCTATCTATTTAATGGAAGGTGATGCATTAGAAGGTCAAGCAAGTGCAGCAAGTACTTTAGATTTATATATTTCATACGAAGTTATTTCACAATAGGAGAATAATTTGAGAGTTATAGGCAAAGCAGAGGTAGATGGTAAGTTCCAATATACAGCTAGTGGCACATTAACTGATAAAAAACCTGCAATTGTAAATTCAAGTGGTCAAGCTGAACAAGTGTTTAGTACTATTCAGCAGCTAGGTGATAGAGTATTTGCGTCAAGTAATAATGTAAATTTTATTGCTTCATGTTATGATAGCAATAGCAATAGAATTGTTTATGTGTATCAAGATGTTACTAATAATACTTATGGTACTGCTGTTGTTGGTGAAATAATTGGAGATACTATATCATTTGGTACACCTGTAGTGTTTAATAGTTCAGCCAATACAGCTAATATAAACTGTGAATTTAATTCTACAAACAATAAAATTTTTATAATTTATGTAAAAAGTCCAACTTCTTATGGTCGAGGTAGAATAGGAACTGTTGATCCTAGTGATAATTCTATTTCATTTGGAGCAGAAACTCAATGGGAAAATGAAGGTGGAGTTAACACAGTAAGACCCGGCATGACGTATCATAGTAATGGCGATAAAATGGTTGTTACATATAGAGAAGGTGGGAGTGATATTAAGATTGCTATGCTTTCTGCTAGTGGAACGACTATGGCTTTAGAGGGTAGTCTTGTTGATGTGAGTACTGCGGGTGGTGATGCAGGTAATGTAAGTTTGGAAAGTACATCAGGTACTAGAGGTTTTGTTTCGTATTTTCAAAACTCACCTGCAAATGCTCATGTAAAAGCTTATACTATTAGTGGAACTACTATAACTTTAAGTAGTAGTGCTTATCAATTTAATGCAGGCAGTACTTCAGATATTGCTCATAGCCATGATCCTAGACTTGATAGAACACTTATATGTTATAAAGATGGTGGTAACAATGGTTATGGTACGATTGTACCTATTCTCATAAATGGTACAGGAGCAAGTGCTAGTGTTACTGTAGGATCTGAATTTGTATTTGCTTCACAGGCCGTTGATCAAACAGATACTGCGTATGATATTAAAAGACTTCACCACTTTATATTTTATCGTGATGCAGCTAACGATGGAAGAGTGCAGAAAGTGTTAGCAAATCTTACAGCTTCCCCTGCATCTGTAAATACAGGTAGTGTATCAAGTATAAGTATGGATAATACATTATTAAATGATGGCATGGGCATGGGAACAATAACATATGATTCTACTAATAATAAATTATTTTGTGGAGAAAAATATACTGCCCAAGATGGTCCCGCAGCTAGAATCTTAGTTCCGGGAGATGACTACATAGGTGCTAGAAGTCAAATAGCAGCTACAAGTTCAGGAAACAATTGTGCTATAGTACATGACACTAATGCAGATAGAGTAGTTATTTTTTATAAAGATTCTAATGATAATAATTATACTAAGGCTAGAGTAGGTACATGTACTGCTACAGGAATAACAGCTTTAGGTACACCTGTAACTGCAATACAACAAAATGGTACTTACCATGATGCTACATTTGATAGTAGTACAAATAGAGTTGTTCTTGTTGTGTCTGCAAATAGTACAAATTATACTAATGTAGGAGTAGTAGATCCTAGTGATAATTCAATAACATTTGGAGGTATACAACAACTTGATGCTAATCAAAACTCTCCCGGATATAATAGTATAGTTTTTGAAACAGTAGGAAATAGAGTTGTTATAGGTTACAAAAGATTTGGAGGGGATTCTAAAGTATATTTTAAATCAGGAGTAGTCAATACAGGTACTAATCAATTAACGATGGATACAGCTTTGGGTTCACCTGTAGATCCGGGTTTTGGAGGTGTTAATGGTGGGGTTGCTATGTCGTATCATCCAACACATCAAGGTATTCTTGTTGCTTATTCAGATACTACAAATAATAATTATGGCACAGCCAATGTTTTAAAATATGACGCAGGATCTGCTACAAAATTAAATATAGGTACTGATTTTATATTTCAATCTGCTTCTGTAACTTCAGTTAGTGTAGAATCAGAAACTAGATATGGCAGAAATATGATACAATATAAAAGAGATTCTAATGGCTATGGAGAAGCAAGAGGAGCTTTAATGGATGTTCCAAATTCAACTGTCGCATATGGGGGTTCAGGGTATTATTATACAGGAACAGGTACACCCTTAGGTCTTAGGTATATTCCTCATGGAGATATATTTGCTATGTTTCATAGAGATGGTAGTAATAAACTTTTTTATTCCTATTGGAAGTTTAAAGATGGAAAGACTATAAATGATTTTATAGGAACTTCACTATCATCAGGAGCAACTAGGGCAGGACAATTCACCGATTATCGTTGGTTTAATCATTATGCTGCGGCATTAATGGCCCCGTGGAGTGGTTCGATATATCATCCTACACATAAAAAAACATATTGTTTAGTAGATGATACTGTTACTTTGTATGGACAAATTTTAGATACATCAGAAACAAATTTAAAAGCAAGTAATTTTATTGGATTTTCAGATGGAACATACACAAATGGGCAAAGTGCCACGATACAGAATGGTGGTATTATTAGTAATCAATCAAACTTAACGCCGGGAAAAACTTACTACTTATACAGAAATGGTAATTTAAATACAATCTCTGAAGTAGATCACATACGTACTTCATCAGGAACAGGTGACGAATTTGGAGAACAAAACATAGCAGCAGGCATAGCCACATCAGCAACCGAACTATTAGTGAAAGGATAAAATATGAAAACAATAGTAGAAAAAACAACAAAACAATCTAAGTATTTATTTGAAGATAGTAAATCACTTACAATGAATAGCGATAGCATTATCGTAGGAAAAGATCCTGTAGATTTTATTGTTATGGATTTAAATAAAGATAATACTACTTTATATGAAGATGTAACTGATGCTCCTAAAGATTGGATAGGCTGTAAATATTTATATGATGGATCAAAATGGGAAGCTAATCCTAGTTATGTAGAACCCAAATCTGAATAGAATAGTAGGTTTATATGCGTATTATTGGTGAGAAGAAAAAAAGACAAGTATCTTTAACTGCTAGTGGAGCTATCGGTCAAGGACATGCTGTCTATGTAAATTCAGATGGCACAGTTTCTTCTGTAAATAATAAAGCTATTACAGGACATTTTGCAATGTCTACAGATCATTCCAATTGTTATAATATAGGAAATGATACTAATATTCTTAATGTTAGTAATAATCCTTTTACGAAAAGCTATGGAAGTAGTGTGTATGATTCTACTAATAAAAAAATAGTTATTGCATATGGAGATAATAGTAACAGTTCATATGGTACAGCAGTTGTTGCCACAGTTAGTGGCACAACTATATCTTATGGCACACCTGTTGTTTATAATTCTGGAGATTCTACTGTGATGCCTGATGGTGCAGTTTATGATAGCAACAGTAATAGAATAGTAATTACTTATGCCAACACTAGTCCTGCTAATGTAATGTATGTTGTAGGACAAGTTAATGGTACTTCAATATCATTTGGTACAGCAGACTCAATTAATTCAGGATCAGATGCTGCTAGTTCTTTTAATCCTAAGTTAAATAAAGTTGTAACTTGTTTTCGTGATGGAAATAGTCATATAAAAGGTTCAGTTTTAACAGTAGATCCTAGTGATAATAGTATAACAGTAGGTGCTATACAAACAGTTTATGGAAATACAGCAGCTCAACTATCGCATTGTTACAATTCGCAAGATGATAGACATGTTCTTGTTTGGAGAAATACTGCCGCAAGTAATGTAGGCACATCATTTTCTTTTAATTTAGAAGCGGCTGTTCCTACTTCGTTTTCTAATACGAGTAGTTATTTAAATTTTGAAGCAGGAGCTAGTGGTGGATTTCGTTTAACGTATGATGAAGCAAACAATAGGATTGTAGTTGTTTATTATGATGCAGGTAATAGTGATTATTTAACTGCTACTGCAGGTCGCATTCAAAATGGAAGTATTATTTGGACAGAGGATGGTGGTAATGTTGTTGTTTATTCAGGAGTATCAGAAAGTATTGCAACAGCATATGACCCACAAGCAAAAGCTATAATCATTGCATATAGAGATGGTGGAGATTCTAATAGGGGAAAGATTGCGTTTGCACATAAAGATTTTGCATCTCAAAATTTTGCTTACGACTATTTAGGAACAGTTAAATATAATAATGGATCTGTTAGTTATAATCATATGGCTTTTGATAAAGATCAGGGTACTGCTGTTTTAACATATACTGCACCTACTACTTCTTATGCTACGTCTGTTTGTTTTCAATTAGACAGTACTCCATTAACTAAAGAAAACTTTATAGGTTTTGCAACCTCAAGTGTATCTAATGGTGATACAGTAGTAATAGACACAAGGGGGGGAGTAAGTGATGTGCATTCAGATTTAGCAGTAGGTCAAAGACACTATGTACAACGTAGTGGAACAATAAGTATAGATGCAACTACTTATGATAGTATATCCCATGCAGATCATATTGATCCTATTGAAGCAGGTATGTCGATTACTACAACATCGTTAATTGTAAAAGGTTAAAATATGAAAACTCTTATAAAGAAAAAAACTAATGAGTATAGAGCAAAAATAACAGGAACATTACCTAATGGAAAACCTATTATTATAAATAAAGATGGTACTCTTAGTAAGGTACAAAATACAGACATTCGTATTGGTAAAGGTGGTGAGTTTAGTACTTCAAGTGGTACAGGAGATACTACCTATGTAGACTTATGTTATGATACACATCACGAAAGAGTAGTTATAACTTATAAGCGTTCAGGTGGCAACAATTATGGATATGCAGTAGTAGGTGAAGTTGATCCTGATTTACATACTATATCTTTTGGTACTCCTGTAGTATTTAATTCAGCACAAACAGAATACACATCACCTGTATTTGATAGTAATAATAATAGAATAGTTATTGCATTTAAACATGATGGAGATAGTCAAAAAGGATATGCTATTGTAGGCGATGTAAATCCTACTAATAACAGTATATCTTTTGGAACTGCTGTTAAATTTAATGATGGTGGTGTTACACCATATATTAAATCTATATTTGATACTAATGCAAATAAAGTTTTAATTTGCTATAGCAATAGTGGTAATTCGTGGTATGGAGAAGCTAGAGTTGCAACAGTAGATCCTAGTGATAATAGTATAAGTTATGGAACTAAGGCAGACTTTAGTAATGTTGAAGCTCAATGGATATCTCCTATATTTGATAGTACTACAAACAGAGTAGCTGTAGCTTTTAAAAATCAATCAAATTTTAGTATAGTTGTAGGTAATATAAGTGGAACAACAATTACATGGGGATCTTTTAGTAATGCTTCAGCAACAAATCCTATTTATATAGAAGGTTCATTTAATACTGAACATGGATTTTGTGTGTGGTTTTATGGCGATCAAGCAAGTAATTTAGCTAGAGTTGCTGTCCATAAGATTGCTTCAGGTTCTAATAGTTTTTCTGGTGGGTTATTAGAAACTTCAATTGAAACTTTTGTTCCTTATTGGGGGGATATAACTTATAGTCCAGAAACAAAAAGTCATATGCTTAATTATAGACAAGCAAGTGCAGGTACTTCTACTATTTTTGTAGAAGTTAAAATAACATCTACAAGAGGAGCATCTAAAAGTGTACAACATACTACAACAAATGACAATGGATCTAATACTTTAATAACGCATGGCTCTTCTTGCTATGATCCTGTAAATAAAAAAACAATTGTAGCAGGGCATGGGCAATCAAGTAATGGTCGTTATGTAGTGCTAAATGGTAGAACAAATCAAGTAAGTGCTAAAAGTACATTTGTTGCAGGTAGGGCAGATTATATACGATCTTGTTATGACATAAGTAATAAAAGAATTGTAATTGCGTATTCAAATTCAGATGATGGTTCTGATGGTTATGCTGTAGTAGGAAAAGTAAATGCAGATAATACAATAACTTTTGGTACACCTGTTGAGTTTAATCCTGATCCTTCATTATACATAGATATTTGTTATGCTGATGATCAAAATAAAGTAGTCATTGTATACAAAGGAAATCCTAGTAATAATGATGCTCAAGCTGTAGTGGGAACAGTTAATCCTACAAATAATTCTATAACATTTGCTACTGCTGTACCTGTTACGACAGGAGTAACAGTAAGTAGTAATATTAATTGTGTATATGACAGACAGACTAAAAGAGTAGTAGTGTGTTGGATGCAAGGTTCTGGCACAACAGGAGGGTATTGTGCTGCAGGTAGTTTTAACACAAGTGGTGTGTTAGGTTTTGGTGGAAGTGCTATATTTAATACAGGTGATTCTTTGTATCAATCCTTAGTATATGTTGATAGTGTTCCATCTAATAGTAGGAGAGCAGTAATTTTTTGGAGAGATGATAATAACAGCAATTATATGGAATGTTGTGCTATAGTAACTACACCCGGAAGTGATACAGGTACACAAAATGATCTTTCATTTGCTGCAAACGGAGTTGTTAATTCAGGTACTACACATCATATAGCTACTGCCTTTTGTAAAAATACAAGAAAAGCTATAGTTGCTTATATGGATGCAGGTAATAATGATTATCTAACTGTTAGAGGTTTAAGTCTTTCAACTACATCGCCAACAGTAGGTCCTGAGCAAGTTATTTTAAATAATTCACCTCATGGTGATGCATATGGTTGGTCAGGTAGTGATAAGGGTGGCTATAGAAATAAAGTAACATTTGATAATAGAAGAAATAAAGCACTTATATTAACTGAGGTTGATGGTACAAAAGGAATAATATCAGATGTAGATGTTGGAGATCTTTCCGATGGTAGTTCTCATACTGTTTTAAGAACGCATCCTGTAACAGAAGTTACAACTGAGTTTCAGTATAACGATATTATTTATGATCCTGTAATGGATAAGACTGTTGTACTATATGCTGATTCAGATAACAATCATTATGGAACAGCAAAAGTTGTAGAGTTTGGTAAGTTAAATATAACAGCAGATAATTATATTGGTATGTCAAAGGGTGGTACTAATACTAATGGAATAGCGACAGCAGATATTATAGAATCAATCAATGATCAACAGTCAAATCTTACAACGGGTAGTGTTCATTATATTAATACAGATGGAACATTAACTACAGACGTACCCGGTAACACAGGTAATGCAAACGATCTTAATGTTCAAGCAGGAATTGCATTATCTACTACAGAGTTATTGGTTAAAGGATAGTGTTCGATCCAATCACAATCGGTGCTTGCTTGACCACAGCGAGTACAGCGTTTTCAGGTTTGAAGAAAGCTTTTCAGGCAGGTCGTGATATAGAAGCTATGACAGGGGATTTGTCAAGATGGATGGGTGCTGTGTCAGATATAGAACAAAAAGAAAAGTCAGCTAAAAATCCACCTATCTTTCGTAAGGTATTTGGATCAGTAGAACAAGAAGCACTAGAAGCTTTTGCAGCTAAGAAGAAGTTAGAAGAACAAAGATATGAGCTTAAAACTTTCATTCAATTTTCGCATGGACATAAAGCGTGGGATCAGTTAATAGCAATGGAAGGTAAAATTAGAAAAGCAAGACAAGAGCAACTATACAAAAGGCAAGAGTTTAAAGATAGATGTATTGAAGGTTTATTTATATTTCTTTTACTTTGTACAATAGTAGGTTTTGGTTGGCTTATATGGTATCTTAAATCAATACAGGAGTAGTAAATGGAAATCAGTATGTGGATGTTTTGGAATATAATATTAACTTTAGTAATTGCTCCTGCCGTATGGGCATTTAGAGGATTGATACAAGAAGTAAAACGTATTGATATACTATTAAATAAAACAAGAGAAGAATACGTTACACGTAAAGAGATGCGTGATGATCTAGGTCAAGTAATGGATGCACTTCATAGATTAGAAGATAAACTAGATAAAGTTTTAAGTAAGGATTAAATAAATGGCAAAGAAAATTAAACTTTCAGAACAAGGCTTAAAAAAGTTAGCTAAGACTTTTAAATACTCAGGTAGTATGAATAAGTTTAAAGACTTTTTAGCAAGCGATCCAGCAAAACAACACTTAGTAAATAACTATTTAAAGAAAGTAATGAAAGCTGCAAGAGGTGGAGTAGTTGGTTATAACACAGGTGGTATGTCACAAGATGAAGCCAAAGCTAAACTAAAACAAATGGGGCCTACAGTTTCAGGTAGTGGTGGTGATTACTCTGATCTATCTACATTTGATAATTATAACTTTAGTAGTTCTCCTTACACTTTAGAAGAGTTTAAGGAAGTAGCAAAAGCCGCAGGAGCAGGTGGTAAAACACAAGAATCGTCTGATATTAATGTTACATCTGGATCATCTGGTTATCGGCATACAGCCGATTCTACTACACCAACATCAGATACAGGAACAACAACTCCACAGCCTACTACACCAACTGTTAATCCTATCGAAAAACAGATGCAAGATATGGCAACTAATCCACAGTTAACTGCTAATCAAACTGTTACTCCTACTAAAATACAGTACGATTCAGAAACGCAAGATATAAAAGAAGGAACAGGTCAGTTAACAGGTGCTGATCCAACAGGTACAGTAAGCACAGCAGATAAAGCTACAGATGTAGCCGAGCCTACTGCAAAAAAAGCAAAAACATATACGGCAGATAAAAGTCAAGATGAAGTAAAAAAAGTTACTGATGACCTTGACGCAAAGACTAAGAAGAAAGAAGATATTACTAAAGTAACAGCAGAACAACAAACTGAAAGCTCTGTGTCTGATCTTGAAGCTGAACAAGGTGAGGGTATTCTTATGGATGACCTCAAGAAAAGACAATTACAAGAGGGTGAACTTGTTGAGGGTGTAGCTGATGCAAAAAAAGCGTCTGCATTTACTGAAGAAATAAAAGCTGCTCAAGGTGAAGTATCTGAAAAGTCAACTATGCGATATCAGATGGCAGAGTATATGAAAGACTTTGATGATGGTAACGTACCTCAATGGGCGGCAGGAGCTATGAAAACTGTAGTCAATCAAATGGCAGCTCAAGGTATTTCAGGTTCTAATGCAACGCAAGCTGCCATGCAAGCTATGTTAGAAAAGTCTATTGACTTAGCTAGTGTAGATGCAGGTACATTTGCTAAGATGGATGCAATGAATCTATCTAATAGACAGCAACGTGCTATGCTTGCAGCTGAACAACGTGCTAAGTTTATGGGTCAAGAGTTTGATCAAGCATTTCAATCTAGAGTTATTAATGCATCAAAGGTATCTGATATTGCTAATATGAATTTTACTGCAGAGCAAACGATTGCATTAGAGAATAGTAGGATTGCTAATACAATGAATCTTGCTAACTTAAATAATAAACAAGCACTTGTAATGGCTGAAGCTGCGGCATTATCTAACTTAGACATTGCTAATTTAAATAATAGACAACAAGCACAAGTTGAGAATGCTAAAAACTTTTTAGCTGTAGACATGGCAAACTTGGCCAACGAACAACAAACCTCATTGTTTAAATCTCAGGCATCTATCAATTCTATTCTTAGTGATCAAGCGGCAAGTAATGCAGAGAAACAATTTAATGCTACTAGTGAAAATCAAGTTAATCAATTTTATGATCAACTATCAACACAAGTTAAACAGTTTAATAATGCACAATCAAATGCTATAAGCCAATTCAATGCAGGACAAAAGAACTCTATGAGTCAGTTCAATGCTCAAATACAAAACCAACGTGATCAATTTAATGCACAGAATCAAATGGTTATAGCACAGAGTAATGTGCAATGGCGTAGAGCAATCGCTACTGGTGATACAGCTGCAATCAATAGAGCTAATGAATTAAATGCACAGTCCTCATTGCAAATGTCACAGATGGCATATCAACAGATATGGCAACAGTATGGTGATTCTATGGAACGTGCTTGGACTTCAAGTGAAAATGAATTAAACAGACTAACAACTCTTGCAACAACCAAGATGCAAGTTGAAGGTCAAATGAAAATGGCAGAAGACCAAAGAAATGCTGATAGTATTGCGGCTGTTGGTGGTCTATTAATGGACTTTATATTTTAATGGGAGTGATAGATGAGTAAGATAGCTAGAAAATCTTATAAAGAAATAGAAAAAATGTTTGATGATATGGGAGATGATCCTATTCAATCAAGAGGTTTCATGGGAAACAAACCAAAACAAATGAAACAATATGCAAGTAGAGGTGGTAGGCAAGAAAAGAATCCTAGACAAAATGTTGCTGAGTATATGCAGATTATTAGAAATAAAATAAAGGACTTAAAAAATGCCAACAATTAATCCAAAAGAAATAGACATGTTTAATGCTCCCATTCCCGGTGAAATGCTAACTGCAGAAATGGGTGGTAGGCCATGGCAAAGACCACCACAGTTTAATACTGTAGAAGAAGCAATGGATTTTTATGTAGAGAAGTTAACTGATCCAAAGATATCTGGTAATACTGTATCTGTTATAGAAAGTGGTGTACCTATTGGAACACTAGCAGAAACACTAATGACTAGTAGCGTAATGCAAGGCATACACAGTATTGATGTTGGTGTACTTGTTGTACCTTTTATTATGGAATTAATGGAATACTTATGTATTGAAGCAGGACTAGACCCTGCTGATTATGATATGGGTCTTGAAGAAGAAGAGGATACTAGTGTTGTGGATAGTCTAGCAGCTAAAAAGTTTTTTAAGAAGTTTGAAGATCAAGTAAGAAACCCAGAAACACAGCCAAGAAATGACAATGTAATTCAAGAAGAAGAAGAACCACAAATGGAAGGTGAACAACCTAGAGGACTGATGGCAAGAGGAGGTATGTAATGAGTTTAGCATTATCTTTTTTAGGTGGCATGGCAAAACGTGGTATGCAATTAAATGATGAACGTAGAGCCATAGACCAACAGATAGAATTAAAAACAAAACTCACAGAGATTGAGAATAAAGCCGCTATGCGTAGAGCATCTGCTGCACGTAATCAAAAAAGACAAGACATAAAAGAAAATGCTTTATCTACATGGAAAGCATTAAGTGGTCCTAATTATGATGAAGCTACAGTTGAATGGGCAGCAAGTCAAACTCCAGAATTACAAGAGCTAATGATGCAACAAATATATAATGGTGCAGACATGGATGCTTTAGTAAAAATGAATCAAGTAACAGGAGATGATGGTACTATGTCATCTCAATTTTATTTAGATAGAGATGTATTATTTGCAAAGCAAGAAGCTGAAGCAAAGACTATGGAAGAAAGATTAGAGCAAGAATCACTAAAACTTTTAAATGAAACTGATCCTGCTAACATTCAAAAGCATAATGATAATATACTAAAGATTATTTCTATTATGAGTATGAGTAAAGAAAAAACAAATCAACCAATGAAAGGTAGTGAGATTCGTTCTTACTGGAATCATTCGGCCAGTCAAGCATTTACAATGATAGGAGATGAAAAGGTTTCAAAATTAGATGTATTAGAAGGTGACGCTTGGACATCTCCTATTATGGACTATCAGCAAGCTGTTGATAATTTTGAAACTTTTATGACTAAGATAGGTAGGGGAGATGAAACTCAAGTAAAAGCTTTTCTTGAAATGGAAAAGGGTAATATTGATACAGCTTTAAGTAGAAAATTTAGTGAGTACTCATCTAGAAGATCAAGTTCAGGTGAACCTGAAAGAGATAGTG